CTCCTGTTGATTTAGGTATACCCGAATCAGAAGTTAATACGTTGAGGAGAATATGCAATCTAATAGGCGGCATTCCTTCGCAGTTAATGAACGATCCGGATAATAAAACATTTAATAGCCTGGTTGAGGCAGAGAAGGCGCTAACAACAAGAGCGGCACTCCCGTTAATGAATTCCTTCAGGGATCAGTTTAATAGAAAATTGGGAACAGATTGGGGCTATAAAGACAAGGGAATATATATTGACTATGATATTTCTGTTTACTCAGAACTACAGGAAGATTTAGGCAAGAAGTGGACAGGGTACGTTGAAAGATTGCCGGTTTCTAATGGTTATAAAATGGATTTGATGGGACTTGATCATGAAGAAGGACAGGAAGAGTGGATGAAACAAATTCTAGTGCCATCGGGATTTGAATTAAGCGATAGTTATGGTGAAAACGAAACAGACAGAGCTTTGGAAGAAGGTGATGAGTAAGTACCCAAAGACGCCAAAGGAAAAGACATGCCAGATTGAAAAAAGAAGGCTTGAATATTTAAGGCAGCAATATTATGAACGCCTCACAGCGGAGAAAATACAGCAGGAAGGTTGAAAAGATCAACAGGCGGTTAGAAAACGAATGGTTTAACCGTATCAGGAAAACTATTCAGCTAAAGGCAAATATTGTTATTTCAAGACTTAGAGCAGGCGGCACCTCTTCCGCTTTTTCGTATTTGAGTAATGATTTAGGAAACCCGGACTTAGCCAACCAAGTGAAAAATATGTACAAGGCCGTGGGCTTAGTACATGCAAAAAGAGTAAATGACGAATTGAGGTCCGAACCAAGGATATTAAAGTCTATTGTTGAAATGTTCCAGACAAAACGAATAGGATTTAACTCAACATGGGCGGCATTTGTAAATGACTATTTAGAAAAGTTCCTGTTTGAGAAAATAACCTTTGACGTAAATAGTACAACAAGAGATGCATTAATGCGGGCTGTGCAAAGAGGGATAAATGAGGGGTTGGGAGTTGATGATATTATAAGAATTTTGGAAGATTGGCCTTATGCTCGTTTCCAGGCAGCAAGGATAGTGAGGACAGAAATTAACAGGGCGGCGAATGTTGGTGCTATGGCAGGAGGATCAACGTTTCAGTTTGAGCAGCAAAAAGAATGGATCGCAGCCATGGACAACAGAACAAGGGGGACGAACCCGAAAGATCATGCTAACCACAGGGAATTGGACGGCAATATAGTAAATGACGGTACAGCATTTACTGATGTAAGGAATGGGGATAATTTACAGTTCCCAGGTGATCCGTCAGCAAGTGCAGCCAGTGTTATTAACTGCCGGTGTTCAGTTGCGTTAACAGCAAAGAGGGATGAACGGGGTAGATTAATTCCTAAGCGTTCCAGAATATCAGTGATACAGCCGGGGCAAATACGCAGACCAGTAACAATAACGATATGAAGCATAAAATCAGAAAGAAATTCCATCATAAGAACTACGTGTTCCTTTTATCGGTTGCCGAAGGTCACGCAATATGGTCCGTACATGAATACGATGGAGACAACAAAATATCTTATGCTGAATTATCTGCTTTGTTTCAAAAAGAACATGACAAACAAGTAGACCAACTGATACAAGAATCATTAAAAGATGAACCGGTTGAATTTACCGAGGAAACAATTCTTGACCTAACCGAAAACATTAATAAAGATGAAAAGCTTTTATGATATCAAAACAGCAGAAAACAGCGTAAAGGATGTAGACACTACTTCCCGCCGTGTTAAGGTCGTTATCTCTGAAATGATGAGTAAGGACCTGGACAATGATGTTATTGATATCAGTGCTTACGATAAAACCTTACAGGAAAGAGGCCCGAAAGGGAAAAGTTTGATATGGCACCTTACAGACCATTATCCTTCTTTAAAATTCGCTGTAGGCAAACCGTCAGAAATATTTGTAGATGGTCAGCAGTTGGTCATGATCACGGATATCCCAAAAACGCAATGGGGCAATGATATGTTAGAGTTTTATTCTAACGGGGCAATCAACCAGCACTCTATTGGGTTCAGGACTATTAAGAAAGAACCAATGCTTGCCGGAACTCCCGAGGAATACACTTTGATAAAAGAAATCCTTCTTTATGAGGGCTCAGCGGTGCTTTGGGGTGCTAATCCCAACACTCCTACCCTGTCCGTTGGTAAGTCTTTGAATAAGACTGAACTTACAAAAAGATATGAAACTTTAGAAAAATTAAAAACTTCAGGAAACTTTAGTGACGAAATTTTTCCTATCTTAGATGCGCAGTTGAAAGAAACTCAACAGCAAATTGTCGATATCTTCTTACAAGATTCCAAATTCGAAACCACTCAGCCGATAGCACAGACTATCACTCAGCCGGACGTAAAGGACTTTGTAAAGCAAGTAGAAATACAAAATCTATTAACAGCTTTAAAAAGTTTAACATGCTCCGCAAATTCTATAACGCAACCGCAACAGATACGGGTGGTGACATAAAACAAGCAACCGCCGCCGTTCTGGAAATGAAAACAGCACAGGAAACATTTCTTGCAGAACAAAAAAAAGCAGCCGAAACTGCAAAGGCAGAACTCGAGACAACAAAAGCCCAACTAAAAGAAACCCGTGATAACCTGGATAAGGTTATTAAAGCACAGGATACATTAATTGCTGAAGCCCAAAAGCAACAGTTAAACGTTCCCGGCGCCCCCTTATACGATCAACTTGGCAAAGCTTTGACCGAAAAAGAAGCTTTGTTGAAAGCATACAAAGAAGGAAGTGGCAAAGGTTTTACTATCCAGATGGATCGTAAGATAGCTGCTATCATGTCCTCTTCTGGCAATCTTACCGGATCTTATTTTGTGGCTCCAACCGTGGTGCCGGGTGTGGTTCTTCAGCCTTATGAAGAGGTTCACATGCGAAACATCCTGCCTGTTGGCCAAACCAACTCTAACGTTATCCGTTATGTTCGTGATAATGGTGGTGAAGGCGTTCCGACTACTGTAGCAGAGGGTGCAACTAAACCCTTAATTGATCGTGATCTGGAAATAAAAGATGCGCCTGTACGTAAGATCGCTTGCTACATGCGTGTGCCAGAGGAAATGATCGAAGATATTCCTTACCTGCAATCTTTCCTTACTCAGATCGGTATCGAGGAAGTAATGCTGGTTGAAGATGACCAGATACTCTATGGTAACAACGTAGGGCAAAACCTTCATGGTTTGATTCCAAACGCAACCGCTTTCGATACTGGTTTACTTGCTGCTGTAGATGCGCCGAATGAGTTCGATATTCTTCGTGCTGCAAGAACCCAGGGCAGGCTTGCAAAAAGACGTCCAACCGTCGCACTGGTTAACCCAGGTGACTATTACAATATGACTTCCCGCAAGGATAGTACTAACAACTACTTATTCCTTGGCGGTGGTAACGGCATTCAACCAGGCAGAAACGTTGACGGCTTAACAATCATTGACCATACTATTATTGAACCAGGCGATTGGCTCGTATTAGATCCAAGGGCCGCGGCAATCTTTGATCGTACCGGTATGTCAGTACGTTTCTATGACCAGGATCAGGATAACGCTATTAAGAACTTGATCACTATCGTTATTGAAAAGAGGTTGGCTTTGCCGATCTACTACACTAACGGTTTGATCACAGGAACTTTTGAGGCGGCAAGCTAATTAATACGGGCGGGTAACACCGCCCTATTATTATGAAGCCTGAGCAAAGTCATATTCCCAAAAAAGAGCAAGCCCATCAGCCCAAGCAAGAGATTTCCCATAAGAAAAAAAAGAAGGTAAAACCTGTTTCAAAACGTGAGTTACCGCCGAATATACAACCTCATACATGATATAGCTGATATCAGTGATGAATCAGATATCATAACTGAGCCGGTAACGGTTGCGGAGATGAAAAACTTTATGCGGTTGGAAGGTTTTTGGCCGGATGAAGAAAACGGTATTGATATACGGGAACCTTTTGCGTTGACTTTACTAGAAGGCGAGACAACGGTTCAAAGTGCTTTACTTATCGGGTCAACTATAACCACTCTTTCAAGAGAGGGAACGGTTTACACTAAAGTTGTGGGTGTGCCAGGCAACAGAGAGTTTGCTCACAATAACACAACAGGTGTAGTTACCTTTTTAAACGAAGGCGAAGCCGGCGGAGAAGTGATTGATATCGCTTACGGTATAGAAACAGAAGGCGGCAATAATTCTTTTATTCTTGATGATACATTGATAGAGGAAATGATCACTGCATCCCGGGAAAGATTGGAAAAATGGTTAGGGCTATCAATTATCCCGCATACCTGGGAAGTATTATTTACCAACCTGGCCGGAGAGATTGAATTTCCTTATTCTAATAATATGGCAATCGTTTCGCTGAAAGATTCAGACGATGAGGATATAGAGGAAGAAGATTATTTACTACGAGGAACCACAGATAAACGGCTAATCCGTCCCCTATTTGAAAACATGACTATTGTTTATACGGCGGGTTTTGACACGGTGCCTAAAGCGATTAAACAGGCAATCATGCGGGATGTGTTGTTTCATTACGAGAATAGGAATGATGGCGATAAGGACAGGG